GATGGTCACCGTCGTCGTGTTCGGGCCAATCCCCAGCACTGTTGTCCCCGCCCGGTTCTTCAGCGCGACGTCATACGTCGTGCCGAAGCCCATCAGCACGCCCCCGTGCAGGGTCGAGACGAACGTCCGCATCTCCGCCGTGGTGAACGCGGCCGGCGTCGTAATGACGGCCACCGTCTGGAAGGAGTCCGTCGCCCGGATAATCGCGCCCGCTATCGCTGCCATAGGTCAGATCCCCACGATGTTATCCGCCGTCAGGTATAGTAGGCGGTCCTCGTCCACAGTGTCCAAGGCAAACACGCTCGACCCCAGATCCGACAGGTACGCCGTCGCCTCGGTCGCCTTCAGCCCCGACCCGACCACGTAGACGTTCGCCACGCCCGAGGCCATGAAGTACGCCTCGTCGGGTCCGTCGTCATCGTCACGGGTGTGCTCGACGGGGATGAACCGCACCTCGCGGAGCATCGTCACGGCGCGCGGCGCGGATCAGGCGGCACCCCGGCGTCCGGCGCCGGTTCCGGTTCCGGTTCCGGTTCCGGGAGAGGGACAGGCGGCACGTCGGGCGGATCAGGCGGCACCCCGGCGTCCGGCGCCGGTTCCGGTTCCGGTTCCGGGAGAGGGACAGGCGGCACGTCGGGCAGACGGACCCGCGTGAGCGCCGTTTCGATCTCTCCCGCATAGCGTTCTAATTGGCTCATCGAGAGACAGATCCGGCGCTGGACACGCATCTGCTCCCTGATGTCCGTATCCAGCGCGTCGAGCGTCTGGTGCATCCGCTCTAAATGCCCCCGGACGTGGTCCGGATTGGATGCCGACAACTCGGCCGCAAGCAATTTCTGTCGATGCGTCGCGACCTGGATCTGCAAGAGCGCTGTCGCGTCCAGGATCGGCCTCAGTTGTTCGTGGGCCGTTCGTTGGCCGGCGTGGCTGGGGTCTTTGCACTCCGCGAAAACGGCAGATAATTCAGCGTGGATTATCATAAGGAGTTCACTACTGAGGGCATGGTATGCGTGATGGAGTAGCCGGCGCAGCGCTGGTTATCAAATGCGGCCACGAGCGCAGAGAGTTCCAGCTGGACCTTGTACCGTCGGACGGCGCTCGCGAGTTCGCTGACTGACGCGGATTTTGACGCCCACCCCGTGCCGTCGTTGTGCAGGAGGCTTGCAACGGAGGTCGCGACGCCAGTGGCATCGGTGCGGTGCAGGTCGAGCTGCGCTATACCGTCGCCAGAGGCATGGTCGCCAGAGTACAGTTCGCCAGCGAACTGCGTGATCGTCACGCCTGCCGCGATGGCGAGGTTGGCAACGAACGTCGCGGTGGTCGGCACAGAGGTGGCGGTGTACTCGATATAGCCGCCGACGAAGCTCGCCAAGTCCGTCGAACCCTGGTCAGGCACAAACGTCAGGGCCGCGTAATACGTCGTTTTGGTCGCCGTCAGATCGAATCGCGTCGCCCTGAACCGCACGCTCGCGCCCTCCACGCCCCCGGCGGCCGTTACCGAATACGGCAAGACCGTCACATAGACCGACTCGCTCACGGCCAGTGTCGAGCCCAGCGTGATCGACACCTGACGCCCGTTGCTCGTCGTGCCCGCGCGCGCAGTGGCGTCCGTCGGGTAGGCGCTCGTGCTCTCGGCGTACTTGTAACTCGCCACCCACGCCGACCCGTCCAGCGTCAGGGTACACGCGCCTGCCGCACTGATCGCGACCGTCCCCTGCGGGATTCCATCCAGCGCCGGGACGTCCACCGCGTCCACATCGCTTATCCGATCGGTGCTCGCTGCTGTAAACGTCACGCGCCCGTTCGCGCCCGGCACGGGACGGGTCACCGTGAAGTCCACGTACGCCGTCCCGTCCAACGTCGTCGGCACGCTCGCCCCGCTGATGACCTGTCCGCTCGCAGGCGACACGGTGAGTACATCAGCCACATAGGTGATCGTCACGTCGCCACCCGCGATCGGGTTCGCGACCTCGACACGATACACCGCCGACTGTGGCGTGGTCGTCAGGACGCGCGCCCGCTGCTGCAACCGCGTGGCCGTCGACGGCTGGAGGGTGAACCGCCACGGCACGCCCGCGATCGACCGCCGCCCGATCGGCACGATGATACCGTACAACAGCGTGTCCTGGTTCGGGACGTCAAAGCTGTAGCTCGTCGTCGCCGGCGTCAGGCGTACCGTCGGGGCGGAGGTCATCGACGGCCACGGGTCGGACGCGACCGGTTGCGTCTTCACGACGTACCAGAGCCAAATCTCGGACGCGATGCCCTCGGAGTTCCCCTCGTTCACCCACTGCACGGTGATCGTGGTCGAGGCGCGGGTGAGTTCGCGGAAGTTCTGGATGCGGCACAGGTCGCCAAAACTCTTGACCGGGTCCGTCGGGAACCACGACCGATACCGGCCTGCCGGCTGACCCCGGATGCCGAGCGTCGTCATCATCGTGCCTTGCTCGAACACGTGCCGGATGCTGGTCACGCCCCCGTACTGCGCCGTGTCGAACTGCACCGTGTTGGCCAGGAACTTCCCGTAGTCGCCCAACTGCGCGATCCAGAAACCGGGCGTCGCGAGCTGCAACTCCATGACGGGCGCGTCCAAGTCGGACAGGATGAGGTCGGCCAAGTCCTGTGCCTTCGCCGCCGTGACAATCTTCGTGTCCTCCGACAGGTCGATGCTCAGGATGCGCGCGATCCCGTGCGGCCCGCCGTACCGGGTGATACTCGTCGCATCCGACGCCGTGACCGTCGCGCCGGCGTTCGTCGCCGTGTCCCAGTAGTTCACAACGATCTTGTTCCGAATGCCCGACAGGTCGAGCGCCCACTTGTCGATGTGCCAGTACTCGTTCGCGTCCAGCGTCCACACCTCGTCCCCCGCCGACGCCGTGCGGTCGGGTGCGGAGAGCGTCAAGCGATTGACGTTGCTCGCGTCATACCGGTACCGGACCACCATGCCCGCCAGCGCCGCCACGTCGTTCACCGCCTGCATGAGCGACATCGGCTGCTGCTCCCAGCGGTTCAGTACAAACGAGGGGCTCGTCGGCGTGTACAGCGTGATCGCGGCCACGCCGAGCGTGTCGTCCATCAGCGACTGGATCGCCGTCTCCATCGCCACGTCCGAGTCCTGGCTGTAGACCTTGGGCGTCAGAATCTGCGCGTCGAGGAGCGTGGCCCCCCAGTCGCGGCCCGTGATCTCGATGATCGGGTTCGGGTCGTTGACGGCAATCAGGTCATACGTCCCGGCCCCGATTTCTTTCCAATCGCCCGCGACGACGGCGACCCCGCGCGCGACGACGGCGCACTTGGCACGCCACGACCGGGCGACGTCCAAGAAGGGCGCATAGGCGGCCCCGTTGTCCCGGTTCCGGAGCGACGCCGTCAAGAGCGGCGCCAGCGAATTAGTGACGTCGAGGGACCGAATGAGCGTTCCCGACAGCGTTTGGCAATTCCCGTCGACCGTTTCTTCGAGCGACAGGTTCACGAGCCACGACTTGGAGGCGAACGCCGTCACGTCGATCCAGTCGCCGTCCGGGTCTTTCAGTTCCAGCGTGGCGTAGATGTCTTGGTCCGCCAGCCCGAGGGCGATATTCGTCCGCTCGCCCGCTGTGAATGTCCGTGCCATCGTTAGCTCACGTTGAGCGCGTCGGACAGCGGCATACTGGCCCCGCCCGTCGACCGCGCCTTGTTCCGGAGCACGGCCACGAAACTCTGGAACAGTTCCGGGCCGCTGGTCCCGTCAATCGTGAACGTCGATCCGCGGAGGTCGAGCGTCGTTCCTCCGCCCGTTCCACGTGCTGGGCCGGTCGACGCGATCGGGATCGACCGCGGCGTCACGCGCGAGGGATCTTCCCACGAACCGTACCCGATTTGTCGCAGGTAGCGTTCGACATAGAACCCGGACGGCGCGTTCCGGATGGCGCCGTTGATGCGGTCGATGGCGTCCGCCTCCTTGCCCAGCAGGATAATTCGCAATACCTCCGATTCTTCAAGGCGCTTCTGGAACTCAGCTTCTTCGGGGCTGCCGATATGAAACTGATTCATCAGGCGTCGCAGTTCCTCCTGTTTCTCGTCGTAGACGCGATTGATCTCCCGTATCCGGGCTTCCTTGGTGGTGATCGTCCCCGCCGCCGCGCGCTGAGAGTCCAGCCACGACTCCTGCGCGATCCGCTGCTGACGCAGGGCTTCCGCGGCCTCCCGTGACGCCCGCCCCATGCCCAGGATGCCGTCCACCAGCCCCGTGATGCCCGCCGCCGCGGCGCCCCAGAGGTTGCCCTGCAACAGATTCTGCCCGACGCCAGACACCATCCCGCCGAACGGGCCGGCCGCCTGTGCCGCCATGCCAATCCCGTAGTTCACGAGGCTCTGCTGAAACCCCGCCTTCTGTTGCGCCAACGTCAGCTTCCGCGCGTCAATCGCCACATTCTCGGCCGCCGCAATCGCGGTTTGTTTCTCCACCTCAAGGATTCGCAACTTGGCGACGAGCGCCTCATCGCTATACGTCGCGCGCGCCTTGTCCGCCTCGATGGCAAAAGTGAGCGCCGCCTTCTGGATGGCAGCGAACTGCGTTTCGTTGACGCCCGCGTTCGGGTTCCGCCAGTCGCGCGCGCGAGCAATGCCGGCCGCACGATCCCAGATCTCGGTTTGGAGTCCTCGCGTCTGGAACCGCAGGGCACGATCAGCCTCGCCCTCCAAATCCCTCGTGAACTCGGCGATCGCATCGTCCAAGGTTGCCAGCCGTTCCCGCACGTCCGCGAGCTTTTCTTTCGTCTGGCTCGACTGCCACATCTTCACGTAATCCGAGATGACGCCGAACGGGCCGGGCAGGTTCATCGTGAACGATTGCTGCGCCTCCAGTTGCCCCGCGAGCGCCCGTTCCTGCCGCTGGAGCGTCCCTGACCGCGCGGTCATCGCGGACGGCGAGAAGCTGCCCTCCATCTTGTGCAATTCCTTCATCGCCTCGGCCGCGGCGTTCGCATCTTCCCGGAACTTCCGCCACGCAAGACTCATCGCGGCAATACCCGCGAGCACGCCCACCATCACCGTCGACCCCGCGCCGATCATGCCCAGCGACGACGCGATCCGACCCAGCGGGCCGGGGATACCCGTGGCCTGGATCGCGAGGAGTTGCAACGCCCCTCGCAGATGCGTGACGCCCTGCGTCGTGGACGTTGTCGAGCGCGCGAGCGCAGGCAGGGCGTTCGAGGCCGTCCCCGCGCCCTGACCCAACGACTTGAAGGCGACCTCCGCCTCGCGCCCGCCGTTGGCGAGCGTCTTCAGCATGTCCCTCGTCAGCGCGATCTCACGACGCGCGCCCGCCGCATCGACCACAATCGCCATCGTCGCGAGATCAGGCATGCGGCACCGACAGCGGTTCCGGGTGACGGTACACCGAGTCCAGCACCATCAGCGCGTCCACGTCCCACGGCGACGGGCTGTTGCCCGTCAGGGCCGACCACGCCAGCACCTCCCGATAGGACAACGGCGCCGCGCCGCTCACGCCCACACCCGACCGGCCCACAAGGGACCGCATCCACCCGACCAGGTAGAGCAGGTGCTCGGGATACTCCGGACCCTGCAACGCCGCGGCCGCCACGGCACTGCCCCGCCGCCGACCCGCCGCCGCTTCCAAGTGCGCGCGTCGGGTCGTGCCGTCGTCGTTCGGGAGGTCGAGCAGTGCGTCATGTCTGACCGCCGCGATTAGCTGGGCGAGTTGATGTGAAAAAAACGTTTGCGGTCCACCATCGCGCGTGTGACCTGCTCACTGATCCACGCGAACCGCTTGTCCGCGTACAGCTTGGCGGCCGCCTTCGGCGTACACTCCAGCACGACGCCGTTCAAGACCAGCCCCTGCCACGTGAGCGTGGCCGTCGCCAGCCGTTCCACCCGCTCGGCGTCCAGCGAGTCGGCGTCCATCGTCCAGTCGCCGCTCTTTCGCATCCGTTCGGCGCGCCGGTCCTGGTGCTTCCGGTCTATCGCACGCACCGCCCGCGAATCGTCGCCGGCCACGGTGATGCTCCACGGGACACCGGCGGCGTCCACGATCGGCCCGCCCGTCACGGGATGATCCAGTTCCACGACGGTCCCGGCGTCGGCCGGCGTCTGGACGTCCAAGTCCGCGAGGTCCATCGTCGTGCTGGTCTTCGGTACGTCTGTCATATGAGGCGTGCCCTCACGAGAGTGGGGTTCCCCTCGCCCGCCGTGGCACGCCCGAGAAGCAGAGACGCCCTCGGCACGACGGGTCCGGGGAACCGGTGAACAATCCTACTCAGCACTTTGTGAAATGCTGGCCACCGTCGCGTCATAGCCCGTCGCGGCGACCTTTGGTCCGATGATGAGCGTCAACGTCTCGATCTTCGCGCCGTCGTCCCCGCCGAGCGGCGCCGTCAGGGCACCGATCTTGACGCGCGGCAGGTAGATCGCCACGCACGGCTTCGGCGCGGTCGTCGGCTCCGTGAGCACGACGCACATATCGAACTCCGTCTCGGCGTCGTAGAGCGTCAACTGCGAGAAGTCCGACCGGAGGCCCGTGATCGTGCCCGTGACGCTCAGGTCGTTATCGAAGATGTCCGGGCCGACGAACGACCCGATCACATTCGCCCCCGCCGCCGCAATCTGAAAGTTCAGGTCAAACCCGGTGAACGTCGCCACCGCGACGCCCGCCTTGAGAATGGACGAGTCGTCCGCGACGAGCGCGAGGCCCGTGGTCGTCGCCGGCTGTGCGGTGAACCACGGACTCGTCGCCGTCGTCAGGGCCGTCCGGTCGAGCCCCATAAAGGTGAGGCCCGCCGTGACCATCTGCCCCGGCTTCATCGACAACTGCATCCCTGTGACCCGGCACCCGAGGAACAACGACGACAGGTCGATGTCCTCCTCGTGGTGCTCGATCGTGTAGGACGTCCGCGTGGGCGTCGTCGCGTTGACGATCTTCCGGAGCCGCGTCAGCGTGCCCGTCGAGGTGGCCGCGGCGGTAGTGAAGGTGGCCGCCGGCACGGAGATCGTGAGCGACGTGATCGCGGTGATCGGCGTCCGGAGGCTCGCGTTCGCGGCCACTCCCGTCGTCAGCGTCACGATATCGCCCACGCGCAGCCCCTGCGCGCCCACCCAGTCGCCGCCGGTCGCCGTGATGTTGTTCGTCCCGACGGACACCGTGGTCATCGTCGCGAACCCGATGCCGGTGCTGGTGACATAGGCGGCCCGCAGGATCGCCTCCGTCAGGACCGTGAACGCGCCGCCGACACTCAGTTCCGTGTTCAGAGAGCCGTCCACGGACTTGCCCCCGAGCCGCGCCATGCCCTTATTGGCATCGTCCCGCTTCTCGTTGGAGACGATGAGCGCGCGCTTCAGTTCCAGCCCCGGACTCGACACGATGCGTATCGTGCGGGCGTTGGTGGACGACGTGACGGCCGCTGTGCCCGTCGTGCTCTCGCGAGCGAGGATGGCGGCGACATTGGCCGCGGTCTGGATAGTCATGGGAGTACGTCCTGAAAGAGAAGTGGGTGAGAATCAGTGGTGGTTCAGTGTGGTTAGGCAGCGACAGCGTTGGTGGAACGAGCGATCCACGGGACAGTCAGAACGCAGACCACACGTCCCGTATCGAGCGGCGTCAGTTGTCCCGCAGTGACAGCGGTATCGGTACGCACGCGCACGACGTTCACGCCCGCGGTGACCGTGGTGCCGGGCGCAAAGAGCAATTTCGCGGCGTCCATCGTCTTCCGAATCCCCGAGGCGCCCGTGTTGGGCTGTCCGTAGAGTTTCAGGACGTAGAGTCCGGTTTCCTCCACCGTGCCGTCCCGTGCCGGGAAGCTGACCAGCGTATTCGTCGCCGGCACCAGATCCTCCTCCACGTAGGGCGCCAAGGACGAAGGCACGATCTTGACGTTCTCATAGCCCCGGAGGATCGGCAACTGCGCCACAATCGTCCGGCCCGCCGCCGCCACGTCCGCCGCGAGCGCTGTCCCCGCCACAATCGTCGGCGTCAGGTCCGTGGCGGACACCGTGCTCAGCGCGATCTTCGTGACCGTCATCGCCGCCGCGGTCAGCCCCGTAATCACCGCGCGGCCGTTGTTGCCCGACGTGGCGAAGCCCGACACGAGTACCTCCATGCCGACCGCGAACCCGTCCGTCACGAACGAACCCGACGCGCGCGCGTAGGTCGTGGTGGTCGCGGACAGAGAGACGCTCCCCGTCGTGGCGACGGACACCGCGAACACGCGGGCGCGAAGCGCGAGAAGTGTCGCCGTCGTGTCAATCATGCGGACCCCGCAAAACGTTTCGCTTCTGCCTCGACAATCCGCGAGAAGCCCGCGCGCGTGAGTGCCACCGAGTACCGTCCGCCCGCGCCCGACCGTTGCCCGTAGGGCGCACCGCTGGCCGTGACGCCGTACTCGTTCATCGGCGCATAGACGAGCTTGGTCCCGATCACGGCCACGTCCGGCTCGGGGAACTGGATCGTCCACGACTTTTTGAGCGTGCCGCCGACTTCGCCCACATGGTAGCCCGGCCCGTACTGTCCCACGGGCTGCCCCGGCGAGCCCGTCAGTTCCGAACCGGACACGATGCTCCGATGGACCGCGGACGCGACCGCCGGCAGGAACCCCACCGCAATGCGGTCGAGCTTCAGCGAGAACAGCGTCAGGTCGTCGGAGAAGCTCATGGGGGCCGTTATCGGCTCACCACGATACGGGCCGCGATCGCCGTCCCATCAGGCGAGATCGGACGCACCGCGCGCGTGACGAACGTCAGCCCGCCCCACGTGACCGAGTAGCCGGGGGCCGGCAGCTGACCGAAGGTCGTCGGCGTGAAGAATATCGTCGGCGCCTCCTCCTCCACCAGCTCCAGCGCCTTGTACTGCTGCGGATCGCCCGCCACCCGGACGGCGCTCCCCACAACGGACGCCGTGGACGGGGCCGAGTAGGTGTCCGTCGTGGAATCGTAGGTGCCGGGCGTCGTCAGCGTGAAGGTCACCGCCGCGCCGGCGCCGACGACGATGGTCTTCGCGCGGGCGTGGGTGGTCGCGTAGGTCATCCGCCTATCCCCGCACCAGTTCCAAGTAGCCCGGCACGCCCTCGAGCAGCGGCCCGATCCACCGCTGGATGCGCGTGAACCGCTGCAACCCCTGCGGCTTCGAGGCCGAGGACTCCCAGCGCGTGGTAATGACATCCACCGTGCTCTCGACCACGCCCGCGTTCGGGTCGGACGCCGCCAAGTCTTCCGTCCCCGACTTCAGGAACTGGAACGCCAACTCGCACGTCGCGTCCTTGATGCGCTGCGGGATCACGGTGCTGGAGTACAGGAACCCCGAGGGCGAGTCCGGGTCGGGCACATCCCAGCGCGGCCACGACAAGAGTTGCGTGGTCTCGGCCCGCGTCCCCCGCCAGTTCATGGCCGAGAGTTCCCGCGTGGCCTCCACCATCGCCTGCTTTTCCGTCTCTGTACACGTACTGCCGGACACCGTTGTCCACGTCGACGCATTGAGCCGCGTCGCCATGTACGCGATCTGTTCCACTTCCGTCACGAAACTGTTGGCACTCGCCCCGCCGACGGTGGCGTCGATAGTGATCGTCATGCTGTCCGAGCCTCCGCGTGCGAGGGTTGGCAGGGCGGGGACGGACGCTGTGCGCGACCGCCCCGCGACCCCACCGCACTAACTCACTCCACTTGCTCGAACCCTTAGCCGGCGATCTTGCAGCCGTACTCGGGACGGATCACGTTCGCGCCGCCCAGAATGTCGAAGCTGAAAGTCGTCTGCTTGTACTGTCGGCTGAGTTCCAACCGCAGCGCGATGCCCGAGATCGGGTCGACCGCCGTCTGGAACGTGTGCCCCAGCCCTTCGATCGATGCGCCCTGCAACGGACGCGACGCCCACGCCATCGCATCCCGATGGAACGTGAGGTTGGCGATGTACGCCGTCGACCCACCGACCACCAGCGTCCCGGCCGTCGCGACCGTCACACGAAGCGGCGGATAGAACGAGATGCTGTTCGTGGTGGCGGTGACCATCGTGGCGACCGCCGTCACGACATAGCCGAGCCCGCCGCTCGTCAGCGCGAAGATGTCACCGATCTTGACCGTGCCCGAGCCGGTGTAGACCACCGCGCACGTCGAGACGCCGGCCTGGTTGGACCCGTCGAACGTCCACGAGGCGGGGTTCGACCACGCCGTGCCCGGCGTGTAGCTCGTGATGTTCTGGTCCATGTACCAGTCGAATCCCAGCTTCCGCATGATCGACCCGTTCACGATGGCCTCGGTCGATCCGGACTGGTCGGCCTGCAAGATCTGCGCGTTCAGCAGCAGGTTGTCCTCGGCGTCCGGGTCGATGACGGCCCGGCGGTCGTCCAAAGGCGCGAGCTGCTTGGACAGGGTCTTCCGCGCGCCGGACGCCATGTTGAGCGAGGCCGAGAACGGCGTGGTGCCCTGTGTGCCCACCTTGCCGAAGAAACCGACGTGCTTGCCGATGATGTAGCTATCGACCGCGTTCGCCAGCGACTTGATGGCTTCCGACGCCTGCATCGGGAGCACGCCCGCATCGGCGGACACGAGATCGCTGTCGGACATCTGAAACGGGGCTTCCTTCCAGAAGTCGAGCGTCACGAGCGCGACGGTCGGACTGGAGTCCACGTTCGCCGCATAGGCGACCGCTGCGGTCACGTCACGCGCGGTAATGCTCGACGGGATCGGAACGTTGATGACGTTCCCCTTCTGGGCCGCGAGCGCGGAATAACTGGTGTTGATGAGGCGCGTCATGACGGTATTCTGCCTGAGCGCCAGCAAGCCCTGAGCGAGCAACTTGGGGAGGACGTTCGTGATCGTGTTGGCCACGTGTATAGCTCCGGTGTCGTGCCAGGACTCTGCCCGGCAGTGAGTGGAGCGGCCTACCGCACCTCGACTTTCCCCGCGGCGATATCCGCCAAGTTATCGAGGAACGCCTTGTTGTCGTCGGCCGCAATGGTCCGAACACCCCCGGCCCAGCCGCTGGGTTTGACGGCCCCGCCGCCACTGCTCCCCGAGCCCCGAAAGGCTACGGCGAAATCCTTGTCCAGCTTCATCTCGTCCACGAACTCGGACAGCGTCATCGGGCTGGAGCCCTGCCCCTTCCCGATCCGCACATTGCCGGCCTCGTCAACGACTCGCGCGAAGAACTCTCCGTCCTGCTCCACCACCTTCATGCGACTGCGGACATGCGGCATCAGGATGCGCGTGTTGTCGGAGTGCTTCGAGAGTTCCGTCGCCACGGCCGCGTCGATCAGATTCTTCTCGACCGCGGCACGATAGCCTCGACTCACCGTGCGCTCCTTCTCCAACGCGCCCTCGTACTTTGTGACGAGTTGCGTTTCCAACTGCTTGAAATCGCCCTCGCCCTGCAACCGCTTCCGCTCCGCGTCTTCCGCGGCGCTCTTGAGTTTCTTGTGCTCCTCGGGGTCGATGCCCTCGTAGGCCGCCAGCTTGGCCTTCGCCGCCGCCGTCTCCCGCCGGAGTTCCGCCTGGTTCTTCTTCAGTCCGTCCGTCTCCGCCGCAAGCCGCTCTGCGACAAGGGCGTCCACCTGTTCGTCTGTGTACTGCTTCGGTTCGCCGGCCACCGGTTCCCCTTCACAGGCCCAGCCCGTGAGTGATGCGTGGTGGGGAAGCGGTGACCCATAAAACACGAGTGGCCCCGCTCACCCAAGCTCGGGGCCACTCCAGAGGCACGTCGAGGGATCATGCCGTGCTGCATGACCCTGATGGGCAAAGTACCCCCGCGCGGCGCGGGGCGCAATAGCCCCTACCCGCTGGCGGCGATCGGCGTGCCCTCGTGCGTCCGGAACGTAATCGGGCGGCCGTTGTGCTGTAGCATCGGGAGCCGCTTGAGGTAGGCGATCGGACGGCGGAGGAGCGCGTTCGGCAGCGTATCACCGACCAGCCGCAGCCGTGTGCCGTACTGCCGCGCCATCCAGACCAGCCAGACCGCGGTCACGGCCAGGTCGGGCTTGGTCAGCCAGTATCGTTTGGGGTGCCGGCAGTGCGTGCGTCCGCAGGTCGGCACCGTGCAGATATCCGCGCCGAGCGTCAGGCAACTCGAGTCCGACGCCAGCGCATGACCCCCGTTGGCGTGCATCACCGTGTTCTCCCGCAGCCACGCCAACTGACCCGGCGACCCGAGCGCCAGCCCCGAGGGGAGGCGACCCGTCGCGTGGATGTAGCAGTCCGCGCCGAGCACGGTGATCTGCGAGAAGCCCATGTAGACCGCGAGGTCGACGGCGCGCGTGACCGCGTTCAGGCCCGACCCCACGGTGATCGTCGGCGGATAGAGCGCCTCGTACAACCACTCCTCGTACATCACCGTTGCGCCCTCGCTCGTCGTCCCCTGGCACGCCGGACACGCGGGCTGCGGGTCCGTCGCCGCCCGGTCGAACATCGTCCGGCATCCGCCGCACACGTTGTAGGACACCGTGGGGCCGGGCACGCCGCAATAGTTGTGGAAGAACGTCACCGCTCGACCGGCGCGGACGAGCATCTCCGCCAAGAACGGGTTACAGGACGACGCCAGCAGGTACTCGATCGGGGGAACGCTCGCCCATTCCGCGAGCATCTGCGGCGTCTGGTCCACCGTGAATCCGTGCGTCACCGTGTGGCCGTTGTCATGCAACCACGTGGCCGCCGAGTTGCAGCCCCAGACCTGATCGCCCTCGGGGCAGTACTCCGCCGCGTGGTCGCGGAGCGACGGGCCGGCGCCGCAGATCACGACGCGCTGCCCCTTGGCGCTGTCCTGCTGGACCACCCGATCGCACTGCGTGGAGTTCCCGAAGATGAACGTCTGGAAGTGATGCTTGACCGCGCTCTGGAGTTGGATCTCGCGGGGGCCGTTGTTCGGGACACTCATGCGGGGATGACCTCAATCGGGTGGCCGGCACCGTCCACGAAGGACGGCAGGTCGTTCAGGTACTCGCGGTCCTTGCGTGCCAGTGCGTTCGGCAATGTGTCGCCCACCAGCCGCACCTCGGGGTACGCCTGCGCCATCTTGACCAGCCACACGGCCGACACCACGAGGTCCGCCTTCGTCTCCCAGTAGTGGCCGTGCCCCGGCCGTACCGTTCGGCCCGTCGTCCCCGCGTCCACCGTCAGTCCCATCGTCAGCGTCGACGCGCCGGACGACATGGCGTGCGAGCCGTCGGCATGCATCACCGTGTGCTTCCGGAGCCAGCGCAGGTGCTGCTTGGAGTTCTGGACCATCCCCGCCGGCGGCGGCGCGGTCAGCCGCAGGGCGCAGTCCGCGCCGAGCACGGTGATCTTCGCAAAGCCCATCGCGCGGGCGATGTCGATCGCGCGCGTGGTCGCGTTCAGCCCCGAGCCACAGAGGACCGTCGAGGGATAGAGCGTCTGGTAGAGGTGGTGCTCGTAGGTCACCGTTTCCCGGACGCCGTTCCGGTCGTACTGCTCCACGTCCGCGTGCTCGAGGCCGCAGTAGTTGTGGAACCAGCGCGTCGGGGCGCCCCGCGCGCGCAGGTGCGCCGCGAGGTCCGGGTGTATGCTGGACGCCACGAGGTACTCCACGCCGGGGATCACCGTCGCCCACTCCTCGCACATCGCCGTCGTCTGGTCCACGGTGAAGGCGTGCGTCACCGTGTGCCCGTGCTCGTGGAGCCACGGCGCGGCACTGTTGCAACCCCAGACCTGATCGCCGCGCGCGCACCAGCGGCCGGCCGTCTCCGCGAGCGACGGACCCGCACCGCACAGGACTAAGTGCTGCCCCGCGGCCGAGCCGTGGGCCACGACCGCCGTCGCATGCGGCGCGTTGGCGCGGATGAACGCCTCGAAGTGCGCGCTCACCGGGTTCTGGAGCACGATGGTCTGCACCGTCATCCCGCCGCGCCCGCCGGCGGCCCGGCGCCCTGCGGCTGAACGACGTACTGAATGATGCAGCGGCAGTTGAATGTGCTCTCGCCGGGAATGTACTCGCCGTTCGAGAAGGCGGCATCAAACGCCACGGTGTCCCCTTCCATCTCGACGTGCTCCGGGCGCTCGCGGTCGTCCATGACGCCGACCCAGCGTTTCCAGACCTGGCCCTTGTCCACCATGCCGTTATCGACGGCGTCCTGCCATGACAGGTGCTGACCGAGTTTCAGCGAGTCGCCGGCCATCGTGCGGGCGTTCGTCGTGGCGTTGAACTGGAGCAGCCGCTTCTCGTAGGCCGCCACGGCGCGATCGATCTGCACCTCCGTCATCGCTCCGCGTGCCGTGCGGGCATCGTATCGCCGGTCCCGCAACTGCCGGTCGAGTGCGGCCTGTGACCCCGCCTCCAGTTCGTCGCGATAGTTCTGGATGTACTCTCTCTGGTTCGGCGCCAGCCCGATCATGCCCTTCACGTCGCGCGCGATCGTACGCGGGGCCACGCCGTCCCGGAGTCCGTTCTCGACCACCACGCGGACGCCCTCCCGGATATCGGCCTTGAGCGTCTTGATGGCGCGGTCGTCCAGCCGCCGGATCGCGTCCACCACACGCGGGTTCAGCACATCGAACCCCACGCCCACCACGCCGTCCACCAGCCCCGCCTTCGGCAACGCCGACACCGCGGACGTCAGTCCCTGCTCGACCGCCGTGACGATCTCCTTCCGCACGGGCATGAACGCGCGGTCCATCAGCACGCCGTCCACGACCTGCTCCCAGCGGCCCGACGCAATCAGCCGCGCCAGTTCCGCGTCGCTGAACGTGCCCCGTATCGTGCGATAGGCCGCGAGCAACTCCGTCCGCAGCGCCGGCGACAACTGCGCCGATCGCCGCTGGACCCGCATCCACAGCGTCCGTTCGCGTGCGTTCATGGATGCCATCCCTCCCGCGTGTTGTCATCGTCCCGCGTGTCCGGGCACGGCAGGGCGTTCATGTACCCGCAGTCCGGACACTCCAAGCGCAACGCCTCAATCGGGCACATCGCCTCCCACACCCGCGCGCAGATCAGGCACTGCATCGTCCCCGCGAGCCACGGGCCGGTGTCGTTGTCCGAACGTCCCGGATCGTCCGTCATTCTATCAGGAAGCGATAGGCGATCATCATCAGCTCGTCCTCCAGCTCCTCCTCCGTCAGCCCCGCCGGCACCACCACCGTCCGCACGACCGATACCGTACCCACCCCCCACAGAATACACGCACCCACCGCCGTCCGCCCCTGGCCCACGGCCGCGGCAGGGGCCACGGGCAGGTCGGCCAACAGGTCGTCAATGACGGCCGCGCTCTCGGGCGCGATCTCCGTGTACGGCTCAACGCCCGGCCGCTCCGGCGTCCGCAACGTGGCACGTGCCACACGGTACGGGTGCAGGGCGCTCGGCGTAAGCGGGTCGATGTGCACGGGCGCGGGCATCAGCACCAGCGCCTCCGGATCGTCCGGGTTCGGTCGGAGACTGAGGTCGCCCGGCTGCGTGTGGGCCATTGGGTGCCTAGAGCGGCTGGAGCGTGCGGTCGCTCACGTCGAACGTGTTCGGCGTCCCGTTCCGGAACCCCACGACGAAGTACGTCGGCGTGGACGTTGGGATCGCGGAGAACCGGTACTCGCCCGTCACGCTGTCCGACAACTCCATGCCGATGAACGTCACCGTATCGTCGCCGTTATCCCGGAAGCAGTACACCGTGACGTTCCCCAGTACCTCCGTCGCGATGTCGCGATACGTGATGCCCGCGAGGTAGAACGTGCGCGTCCCCGCGCCCGACAGCGTCGGCGGCGTCAGCGCGAGACTCCCCGTGCCGTTGTACGCACTCACCCCCGCGCCCGCGATCGACGGCGCGGCAAGGGCGAGGCTGCCCGTGCCCGTATGTGTCTGCTGCCCCGCGCCCGCCATGCTCGGGAGGGCAAGCGATACGGCGCCGGTCCCCGTATGTGTCTGCTTTCCCGTGCCGGAGATACTCGGCTTAGGCGCCGCGGCACTGCCGGTCCCCTTATGTGTCTGCTGCCCCGCGCCCGCCATGCTCGGGAGGGCAAGCGATACGGCGCCCGTCCCCGTAAAGAGCTGCACCGCCGTGCCCGCGATCGACGGCGCGGCAAGGGCGAGGCTGCCCGTGCCCGTATGTGTCTGCTTTCCCGTACCGGAGATCGACGGCTTCGGGGCCGCGGCACTGCCGGTCCCCGTATGTGTCTGCTTTCCCGTACCGGAGATCGACGGCTTCGGGGCCGCCGCACTGCCGGTCCCCTTGTGCGTCTGCTTCCCCGTCCCCGAGATCGACGGCTTCCGGGCCGCCGCACTGCCGGTCCCCGTCGGCTCGATAGGCGCCAGCGCGACGAGCAGGTAGGCGTTCTTCGACGAGGAGGCGAGCGTCGCCACCACCGTGCCCGTGGCGCCCTTGAGTTTGAGTCCCCCCGCCGCGACGGAGAGCGATCCGCCCCCACCCGTCGCGTCCGCCACGTCGGCCGATTCCGTGATCGACGGCGTCGCGAGGTTCGCGTCCGTCCACGCCGACACTTGCGCCGTCGCCGTGTCGACCGTGCCCGCCACGATCGCCACGATGAGGCAGTTCGCCGTCGTCGTCGTGAAGCCCGTGACCTGCACGTTGGTGCTCGCCGCGGCCTTGACGTTCCCCGCCGTCAGGTTCCACGGGTTGCCGGTCGCCTTGACGTTCGTGAACGTCAGGATCTGCGCGAACGTGTGATCGCCCGCGTCCGAGAGCGAGACGTTCGCCTCCGCCGCGCCCGTGGCCCGTTTCCAGAACACCTGCAACGCGACCGCGTTCGTCGCCGCGGCGGTGCCCGTTGTCTGGGGCGAACCCGTGACCTCAACGAACCCCGCCGCCGTCACCAGCGCCGACGCCTGCGCTTCCGTCTGGATGATGAGCAGCGCGACGTCGTTCGCGGCGTGCGTCGGCCACGCCACGGTGTTGATGGTCGTGTTCGCGACCGCGGTGCCGGCGAGGTTGAAGACAGGCATCCCAGCCATGCGCTTACTCCCTGCGGATCACTGGGGCACCGCCGCCGGTCGTGTCTGAGGCTTTAGGCCGCCGAGGTGATCGTGAACGCCGAGATCGAGACAGTCGAGCCCGTCGTGATCGTGACCGAGTTCAGGTTCAGGTCCGCGCCGCTGGCGCCCACCGAGCCGTCCACCACGCGCGTGCCCGTGGACTTGGTCAGCGAGAACCACGCCGCTGTCCCGCCCGCCGCGCTCGAGTCGCTCGTAATCGTGTTCGCCGTGATCGCGGACGCCGCCGCCGTCGCGAAGGCGTTGGTCGACGGGAACGCGAGGGCGGCCACGATGGTGTTCGCGGCCGTGGTCGCCGCGCTCGTGTCCGCCGGCTGGACGCCCGCGTAGATGTTGAAGATCGCGGACGTCGACAGGTCGGTCGTGATCCGGTCCAGCCATGCGTGACGACTGACGAGGAGGAAATGCGGATTCAGTGCCATCGGGTGTTACTCCTGTGTGGGTGGCGGCGTGGGGGGCGTGGTGACTTCAGCGGGCGCAGGGGTCGCCGTGGGCGTGCGGGCCGGGGGCGTCACGACTCCTGTGCCGGTGAC